TTAAGATTCCTCCCAATTTGCAGAGGCGACACAATCATCAGCGTAATCATCTGTCACTTCAACTACGCCCTTTAGACCACATTCATTACACTTAATAATGTCGTCTTCATATAAAAACTTCTCATTACCCATTTCAGTTTCGACGATTGCTTTATTGCACCCACAACGAGGACAACTACCAAGCCAATCCACGTTAACTTTTCTCATTTTCCGCCCCTTGCTGCTTCTACCAGCTCTTTATAATTACGAATAATTTCCCACTTCTTTTGAAGCAAGCTGTCTTTATAGGCCTGATCTGCAATTTCCTGCCAAACCGCATCATTTTCTTTTCGCGGCTTTTCAACCTTATCTAAAGCCATCTTCTCTGCAATAGATTCACTCAGCTCAACAGGCACCACCACGCAGCCTTCAAGCTTTTTGGCTTGCTCTTGCCATGCCATCCAAGCGCCCTGAACATATTTCACAGTTGGCCCGCTATTTACCATTGCTGCAAAATAATTATTAAAAGTTTCATCAAAATAAACTGTATGCAACTTATCGTTAATTTCAGGAATGGCCTCAAAAGCCTCGCGTTCTTTTTCAATATCAAACATCAGCCTTCTCCAAACAATATTTTGCAGCTTCTTCTAGTGTGTCGAATTCCTTTTCCTCATCACCAAGAAAAGCAAACCACTTACCATCCCAACCGCACTTAGAAATAAGATTGCAATTAATCCAGATGTCATCGCCATCAAATTCAATCTTTGCATTTTCAATATTCATGCTGCAGCCCTCTTTTGAAGGTAACGGTTGTTGCGTTTGGCCAGTGTGCCCCGGTTAATTGAAATCATTGCCGCTGCCCGGGTTAGATTGCCGTAGGCAGCCAGTAGCGCTTTTTGGACAATAATATCCTCCAGGTGCTCAATTAAATCTTTTGTTTTCCCGGTCTTAATTGCTTGATCAATATCAGACATACGAAATACAACCGAATTGTCTACCGGGGCGGAACCACCGCTTAAAAGTGGTTTCATATTTTGCTCATACCACACATCAAATTTTTCAGCGTCTTCCTTGGCTTTCAGTTTGCTCTGAGCAATATTTTTTTCATGATCTTCGGCTGAATCGGGCCAATTTAGCTGATTGCGATCATAAAATTCTTGAGCATTGGTATACATTTGCCATGTAACTTCGTTTGCCTGCTCAACAAGATTTAATAGCCAATCACGGGCATTATCGAAATCACTTTCAATAAGAGCGCTGGCAGCAACAACAACAGCGTTATGGTGCATTGTGACCATTTCACAGTATTTCAGTTGATCAATATCTGCCATGTACATGAAGCTTTCGGCCAGTTCAGGCGTAAGTTCAACTTTGGTCCCTGACTTTGCTGCTTCACGTAAAATTTCTTTTTGTCGATCGAACCATTCCCAACGTTCTTGGGGTTTCATTGCATTCAATTTTTCAGGTACTGTATTCACTTTCTTTTTCTCCAGGTCGCTTCTTTTAGCTTTGCATTGGCTACGTGGGCCAGAATTTCGGATTCATTCACATTGTCGAAAATGTGTGTCATGTTGCCCCCGAACACCGTTAGTGTTCGGGTGATAGTGGAATAGTTGAATTTCATGCAGTCTGGCCCTCATCGTTGACTGCACTTTCAAGCTGCAGGCGACGGGTATTTACGATGCGCATCATTTCTGCCTGAACGACTGGGTCTAGGCTGCCGACATCGATCTCAAGTGCATCCAAAGTGGTAAGATCCGGTGCAGTTTGGATCTTAACCATCAGTGATGGTTCAGCCTTAGGTTGTGGGTTTTGAAATTCCTGCAGGCGGCGGCTGATAGCGCGTAACAGTGGTTGACGCTGTTCCTCTGTCCATGACTTTGTATAACGGACAAGGGCATTAGCTTCCTCAGGTGTTTTAGTCTCAGGAAGTCTTGCAAGCAATTCTTTCAGCTGCGTATTCCATTCAGCAGTTTCTTTTTTTACCCGGTCAAAGTAATGGCCACCATCATTCGGTTTGATGATCTCTGGTGCTTCTGGATGTGGTGTATTAGCTGCTAATTGACAATAATTAGCGTTTGCAGCTAATGTTTCTGACTTTGCACACTTGGCAGCATTGATAGCTTGAAGTTGATCATCATTAAAACCGTACTTTTCAATACCGGAACAAACTGTTTCAACTTCATTGGCATCGACACAAGTAGCGATTGCATCAAGAATCACATCTTTATGCGCTTCGATTTCCTTTGCAGTTGGGCGTTTACCTTTCTGTTTTTTCTCGGTGCTAGGAACGTCATTGATCGTCAGTGCCAGATCTAAACCCAAAAATGCGTGATAGGCCTGCATCTGCAGTTTTGCATTTTCCATATCCCGTTGTACAACACCGCAACGTACAAAGTTCTGTACAGCAGAAGTATGATCAAATTTGACCTTGTGAATTTCTGCATAAGGGAAAATACAGACATAGATCTCTTGGCCTTTTTTCAGCTCATCAATAGTGCATGGCTTAGTAAATTTAATACCAGCCATTTCCAACATTTCAATTTGAATGCAAAACTCCATATGAGGTTTTGCATATATATCTGCTGGATAATCTGAAATTGGAGCAAATTCTGAATCCAAGTGTTCGCCCTGACTATTTGCAATACAGCGTGCTAAAACGTTCTTGCCTACAATCATGGCATTAAAGGCTTCTTGAGCATTTAAAATATTATTCATAGCCTTATCCTAGTGATGCATTTGTTGATTTTGTTGGGTTTGAGTCTGCGATGGCATCGGTAATTCCCAGCCTTGCATGTCGGCACGCGCCTGGCATGCTTTTCTGATACCGGCATAAAAATTAGTGCCGTTAAATGTGCTCAAAGCTCTTTCTAAAGTCGCAGGATTATTCGCCTTACTGATAGCTACTAATGCATCCTGAAAGCGCTGTCCCATAGACTTTTGAGCAGGCTGATTTTGTTGCTGTGCCGCAGTATTTTGGTTTTGCTGGTAATTACCACGCTGGTTGTTCTGACCATTCGCGTTTTGTTGGTTCTGACCTCTACTTTGCTGGTTGTTCTGACCCTGTGCACCAGTTTGCTGTTGATACGCTTCTGTATCAGCATCTTGAGTATCATCAATCAGGAATAGGCCATTCAAAGCGTATTTGCGCGCATAAGAGCTGGATGCCCCAAAAGTCTGGGCCACATCCATTCCTTTTTTATCGAGTTCTACACCGGCATGTGCAGTTGTCACAGTTTGTTTACCCTGATCATCGGTAAAGACAGCTTTAGCCGTGACCACAACAACCGGCCCGATCTGTTGCACTTCATCAGTCACCACAAGGGTAGCGCCGTATTTCTGTAAGAGCGGTTTTACACCTTCCAAGATATCTTCCAGACTACGGTAATGAAACTTACCAAATTTGTTGAATTTGCTCTTTGGCGCTTTTAATTCTTGCTGAATAGTGCCTAACACATCCAATCCAGCAGACTGATTTTGTTGTTGTGACATAACAATCCCCTTAATTAGACTGTGCGTTGTGGTAAGCGGTGCGCTGGTTAGCGCTGTAGCGTGATGTTTGGCTGTTACGTGCGTTACGTTCTTTTGAACGTTGTTCGTTAACAGCGCGCTTCAATTCACGCTTAACCCAAGGAATAGACAGCTCATCCGTGGTGATTTGACGGGGTTCAGCGTCCTTAGAATCCTTTACTCGAACTGAGTACCAGTCGAATGCAAGTTCCTGTGCACCGCCGAAAAAGTCATTATCGAAATCCGGCGTATAGTTCAATGAAACTTTGGCCATAAATATTTTTGAGCCAAGGCGAACGTGATAAACGCCTTGCTCATCTTTAAACAAGAATTCACGGAATGGGGTGGTATATTTAGTAATGCTCATGATCCCCCCCGAACCATACGGTTTTTTTCAATGTGGGCAGTGATGACTGAGATCATGTTGCGGATGTCGTCAGCATTGGTGAAATCGTTATAACCATCGCCATTGGCAGTGAGAATCCGATCTACAGCCAGGTTATAGATAAATACCGCTTCATCATTGCTACCAAGTTGACCGTTATCATCTGGTACGATCTCAAAATCAAAGCTTGTGTACACACGGAACCCGTCCAGATTTACAACGGCCTGGCCGGTTGTTTCAGATGTAATTTGAGCCGCTAAAACGCCGTATGTAGATTGTGTATTGGCATAGTTAAAGGCAGGGGCGATATCAACCGGCTTGGTAACCAGAGCATAAGCACCAGATAAAGTACCGGCAGTGATTGCTGCTACAGCACATCCTTTAAGCAAAGTCTTGCCAGATATGTAGCTACGGTTGTGATTTAAAACGTTTTGTTCCATAATGGACCTCATTGTAGTGAGAAGCCCCGTCTAGTCCGCCAAGATTGTTCGGGGCTTTTTGCTGTGCGTGCTACAAATATAACTATAGTTATTTTAATAGTCAATATTATAGTTATAAAAATATCTCTATAGTTATATTTGTGTTTTAATAGACAAAAGAAAACCCACCGCTGGGGTGGGTTAGATGGAGTTTGTTATGAGTAATAAATCCAAAAAAGAAGCGCGGTTTAATTTACTAAAGCCAAAAGATAGCGATTTTTCAAACAAGAACATACATCAAAGAATTGCAGATATAAAAGCTGCAGATGAATTTATTAATATGCATAAAGTGAAGAAAATCACGGTGCATGTTTGTGAAAGCAAAGTGCCTCAATTTGAGAAGCACATGGCTAAGTTCTTTATTAAACATGGCTATAAGGCAAATATCATGGATTAAGTTTAGGCCATAAATCCAGCATCTGATCAGCCTTTTGCTCCTCATGTGCCTCATCAATCTTTTTAAGGGCATCTGTATATTCATAGATCCATAATCCTGGATCTGTGATATCAAAAGCACTTTCACGCTTAGAGCGTTCGTTAATAACGGCTTTGGTTAGCTCCAAAGCCAAAGCTTCTTTAGTTTCTTGCTTCACATTTTTCTCCACCCGAACCATTGTAATGACTGTGTCGGGTTCACAGTTTTATTATTCAATACACATCTCAAACGTTTGAGTACTTTTCCAAAAATTCATCTACCCAACCCTGTGCTTGCTCTAAATTGCTTATATCCGCCACCTTTAGATTGGTCCCTTCAGCCTCATTAAATCCCTCAATTATGGCTTCAAAGATATTTGCTTCATTAATGATTTCTTGTGCCATTTCAGCGGCATCATAGCTCTGTTTGGCTTTTTTTAATGATGCAATCTGCTTATCAATTCCATCACCGATTTTGGACAACGCCGCTTTAAATTCTTGTTTGTTGATTGAAAGGGCTGTTTTAGATTTGTTAAGTGTTGCGATCATGATTCTATTCCTTTAAATATTTATAGGATTTACGGCTTCATTATGGTTTAACCAGAGCAGACTCTAATCGACCAACAAAACTCAATTCATTAAGCTGCTCTTTTGTGATGATCTCATCTGGATATTTGTTTTTATCAGGATTGTCACTTTGTAAGCGCACGGTTTTCTCATCTCCATAGCTGATGAATACTCGTTTCATTCTCAAGAAGCTATTGTGGAGAAATACATACACATCACCATTGATCATGTTTGATGTATCGATCGGAGTAATATCTACAAATAGAGGGCTGTCCGGGAGAACTGTAGGCCACATGCTGTAGTCTGCCGAGTAGATAATACGAAGCTTCTCAGGTTTTGATTTAATACCTACCATTTTTAGAAAGTCAGGATCGATATCTACATAACCGGTAACTTCTTCTAAAAAATTAGCAATACCATCTCCGCAAGCTGCTTTGACATTTTTATGGACAGGAATTTTGACTGTATTTTTTTTATCGTAGTCAGTTCTAAACTCTACAGGGGTGATGTAAACCTCATCTCTGGTTTGTTTAGTGGTGACAGGCAGAATCTTATCTTCACCAGTTTGAAGCCAAATTATATCAACACCAAGAAACTGCGCAATTTGTGGTAGATAAGAAGATTTCTGATTCTTGCCAGACTCTAAAGCTTGATAAGCTGGTTGTGACATTTTTACAGCTTCCGCAACCTCTGCTTGTGTCTTACCCGCTCTCTTTCGAGATTCTTTCAATCTTTCTCTAAGTGTCGTCATAAACCATATACCGCAATTTTAAAACCAATATATAACCTAGGTTATAAGTAATCAAACAACTATAGTTATTGACCATTAATAACTATAGTTATATTATGGTTATATCTTCACTCGAGATATAACCATGAGAGAGTCACAAAAAAACATTTATCAATCTTTAGTTGACTACTTTGGGGGGCAGGAAAGCACAGCTAACGCTCTCAAAGTCACTCAACCATCAGTCTCTGGATGGGTAAGACAAACTAAAAATATGTCGGAACTTGTGGCAATCAGGGCTGAAAAAGAAACAAAAGGTTTATTCAAAGCCTCTGATTTATGCCCATCACTTCAAGAGTTCCAATCTTTTTCCAGTTCAACTCAGGAACAATCATGCAAAACCTAAATAGCACCATTAAGCCAGGAGAAAAACTATTGGAACCACTGACAACGCGCGTACCAGTTGAGGTAAAGCAGTTAGTAGATGATCTGGCGGGAGGCAATAGAGCTAAGTGGGTAAGAGAGGCCATAGATTTAAAACTTCAAATTGATTTAGGCCAATCATCATTAGAAACGCTGAAAAAATCAAAGAATACAACGAATTCAAGTGAATACAGAAATCTCCTAAAAAGTATTTTTTCCGTATTCCAGATAAGCAAAAAGCCCGATGTGCAAGATCGAGCTTTAAGCAGTGTTCATTAACCAGAGAGATTAAATCACATGACAAATATATCAAATCACCCATGCGCTGGCAAATGTAGTCACTTCACAGATGAGCAGTGCAACCATTGTTTAGTTATTGATGACATGGGAGACGATAAATATCTACATACCCGTGTATCACCGAATTGCAAAATCATGGGCGATGAATCACGACATTACCACCGTGCGCTTTCGGCTCAGGGAGAAATTTCATGAATACATCAAAACTCCCTGAATACAAACAAACACAAGCAATCCAATCCTGGCATGAACCGGCTTTAAGGACACTCAGTGACTTTTTGGAGATCCGGAAAGAAAACCTGCGCCGGATAAACCGGGATGAGGCCAACGCTGCAGTAACAAAGGATGAGCTTGTCGAGGATTTAAGCCGGGCTCACCGGATCAGTTACGTTAATGCCGGTTTAATTATCGCCAGCCTACTTCGGGCAGACAAAATCATTATGTTCGGTCGCTTCATTCAATTGAAGGACCAGGGCGGTGAGGTAAATGTATAAATATCTTCATCACATAAGTGATTTCATGGTTGATACGGCGCACTTAACTCCATTGGAGGAGTGCTTCTATCGCCGTGCGATCGACTTTTATTACCTGAATGAAAAACCATTACCCAAAGAAACCCAGTCGGTTTTTCGTCGGTTACGTGCAATAACCCAAGAAGAAAGGGAAGCTGTATTAAATGTGCTTCAAGACTTCTTTGTTGAGCTGGAAGATGGTTTTCACAATAAACGTTGTGATTCAGAAATTGCTGAATATCACCAGAATGCCAACAAAAACCGTGAAAACGGTAAAAAAGGTGGCCGTCCACGTAAAACAAAACCGAGCGAAAACCAAAACGAAAGCCAGAGTGGTGAATCTGAAAACCCAGAAAAAACCCAGTCGGTTTCTGTGGGTTCTGAAAGTGAAACCCAAAAAAACCTTAACCGTAAACCGATAACCGATAACCGTGAACCAAATATAAATACACACACACAGGGCGCAGGTGAAAACCCGGCTCAGGAAAATTCTTGGGTACCAAATCCGGAAACCCTGTTGAACGTGATTCGCCAAAGCATGGGTATTCAAGCTGAACAAGTAATCGCTATGCCTGATTACGATTTTCATCTCGGAAAGTTTAATGCCCACTGGGAAGACAAGAAGGATCTCACTGATAACCAGCGCACATACAAGTTTGCTACTTGGTTGATTGATGAGTTCAAGAAACCTAAGGCACCTGTAAAACCGAAAACCCAGAAACCATCGAATACAGGCCGCAACGTCAACGATGCATGGGGTGATGTACAGGATTACCCACCTGCAGTCGATGATATCGATACCGGGAGCATGCTATGAACGCATTTGCTAATCAACTGAGTCAGAAAATCACAAGTACAAATCGTTTTTGTGAAATACACAAAGAGCGAATGATCAGCGTCAGCGGACGTGATTTCTGTAAAACATGCGCTATGAACGCATACAAGCGCGCCCAGGATGAACATTTCCAATCTGTAAACCAGATGGTTCGGGAAAAACACTTCGCCGGTGCAATGCTTCCGGATCGCCATGAGAGCAGCGGATTTAAAAATTATTCTGTTGGGAACATTGGCCAGAAGAATGCCAAAGGCCAATGTCATGCATTCGCAAAAGATTTTAATGCCGGCATTAAGCGCAATTTGATTATGGTTGGTCGTACCGGTACCGGGAAAACCCATCTGGCTTGTGCGATTGCCCGCAACATTTTAGACCAACGCAGCTATGTCCGTTATACGACTTCTGAAGACATGGCAAACGAGATAGCCAATGCCTGGACTAAAACTGACGACAGCGAAGCAAGCGCCGTGTTCCGGTTCACTGATTACGATTTGTTAATCATTGATGAGTATGGCCTACATGATCAGCATGAGAGCCGGTTACAGCTTGTGCACAAAGTTTTGTATTCCCGCTATGACGCCAAAAAGCCAACAGTCCTAATTTCAAACTGGACTGAAGCGCAATTGAAAGAAAGCTTGGGCGACCGTTTGTGGTCCCGCTTCCAACACGATGGCCTCACCGTTGTTGAGTGCAACTGGGCCGATGAGCGTACAGGTGGTGGCTTATGAAACACCCATTGGACACGCAAACAATAGATTGGATCGATTATCAAAAAAATTTAGGTGGCTTAAATGAGTTGGCTCTTTTCGCAGGCGCTGGTGGCGGAATACTCGGATCGCATCTCATGGGATGTACAACAGTGTGCGCAGTTGAACGTGATGCCTACGCCGCACAAGTTTTGGCGCAACGACAAAATGATGGAATTCTCCCGGCTTTCCCAATTTGGTCTGACATTAAATCTTTTGACGGAAGACCATGGCGAGGAATTGTTGACGTTATTTCTGGCGGATTTCCATGCCAGGACATCTCATCTGCCGGCAAAGGCGCAGGGATCGATGGGGAACGTTCAGGACTTTGGTCAGAAATGGCACGAATTATCAGTGAAGTTCGACCTGGCGAAGTCTGGGTGGAAAACTCACCAATGCTTGTTTCCAGAGGACTTGCCAGAGTCATCAGTGACCTTGCCCAAATGGGGTATGACGCGCACTGGGCACGTTTTTCAGCATCTAACTTTGGAGCGCCCCATATCCGCGACAGGCTCTGGATTGTTGCCTACTCCGTGCAGTCAGGAACGGGGCGGAGCACACACACCGGGATCACATCTGACTTTAACCAAAGCAGTCAACGGCTGGACAAAGGGAAGAGTGGGGCAGAATCCCAAGGAGTGTCGAATTTATCCAACACCCAAGGCATCGGACGGGAACAAACGTGGGAAGGTCAGCAACCATCCAAGGAACGGTCTGGCAGGTGTAGTGGAGAATTTACCAACGCCAACAGCAACAATGAGCAAAGGTTCATCGCCAGCAGCATTAACCAGAAAGGATGGCAAGAGCCGGATCAACGATCGGCTGGATCATCATGTAATGAACTCGCATGGTGGGAAGTTGAACCCGGATTGGGTCGAGTGGCTGATGGGGTGGCCCATCGGGTGGACAGACTTAAAGCCATTGGAAATGGACAAGTTCCAGTCGTGGCTAAAAGCGCATTCAAATTTTTAGGTGGTGGTCTATGAAACTCGATCATCCATTAATTCGATACCACGGCGGTAAATTCCGTTTGGCACACTGGATTATTTCTCATATGCCAAACCATATTTGTTATACGGAAGCATTCGGCGGAGCGGCCGGAGTTTTGCTTCAAAAGCCACGTGCTTATGCTGAAGTTTATAACGATCTCGATGGTGATATCGTTAATTTATTTGAAGTGCTTCGAGATTCTAGCTCGAGAGAAAAGCTTATTGAACAACTGGTTTTAACCCCATATAGCCGGGCAGATTTTGAAAAGGCTTGGGAACCTATCGAAGATAAAGTAGAACGAGCGCGCCGTGTTTGTGTCCGGGCGCAGATGGGGTTCGGTTCGGCCGGCGCAACAAAGGGTATTACCGGTTTTCGCATAGATACAAAGCGTCAATATGGAACAGCACAATCATTATGGGCTACTTATCCAGAACATTTAGGCATCATTGGCCAGCGCTTGAGTGGAGTACTCATTGAGAATCGGCCTGCAATCCAGGTGCTCAAAGATCATGATGGTGAAACTACACTTCACTATGTAGATCCACCTTATGTCATGGATACCCGCTATGACGGCGCCAAATCTGGTCGAATCTACCGTCATGAGATGAATGACCAGGATCATCAAGAGTTACTTGAAACATTAACCAATCTAAAAGGGATGGTAATGCTTTCAGGTTATCCATGTGAACTATATGGCGATTTGCTGGTTGGGTGGAAACGTATAGACACAAGTTCACGTATTTCAGCTGGGCGCGGTACGGCTTTGCGTACTGAATGTTTATGGCTAAATCCAGCTGCTCAAACTCCAGATTTATTTAAAGGATTGCAGGCATGAAAAAGAACGTGACCATAAATGACAAGCGTGACGGAGAAGGGTGATGGAGAAACATTCAGAAGGTTGTACTTGCATTCAACTAAACGGCAAAGAGTGTGCGTTTGAAGATCGAAATTATAAGTTTTGCCCTTGGTGCGTTGAGTTATTCGAGGGAATGGCTGCAATTGATGAAAGTTATATCGAACATGGCGGTCCTGAATATGAGGATGAATTTGCCGAAGATGAGGAACAAAGCCAATGATTCGAGTTGGTATTGATTGCGGCGTTAAGACCGGTTTTGCCGTTGCAGAAAAAGGGAAATTGAACCGGGTAGAGACTTTGACAATCACCCGGGCAATGGAAGAGGTCAAATCACTACATGCCCAGCATCCGGATTTAGTTGTCCGGATTGAAGATGCCCGTAAACGTACCTGGTTCGGAGCTACAGATGCGCGACAAGCCAAGTCGGGTGCCGGTGTACGTGAGGGCGTTGGATCTGTTAAACGTGACTGCAGTATCTGGGAGCAGTTCTGTATCGAGCAGGGTATTAAGTTTGATCTGGTGCACCCGGCCGCGAACATGACAAAAACCAAGAGCGATTATTTCAAAAAAGTAACTGGCTGGACTGGTAGAACAAGCGAGCACAGCCGTGATGCAGCAATGCTTGTATATGGACGGTTGAAATGAGACAGAAAAATAATGATTGGGTTTACATAGTGGTTTTTATTGTATTGGCGATTTTATGTCTGGCACTAAATACATATAACGCCGTACAGATTTGTAAGACAGCAGATGTTTACTGGGTTAAAGGGACCCAGTACAGCTGCAGATGGTTGAAGTAATAGGAGCGCAATTATGTTAGTTGAAAAGTTTGATTTTTTGGAGTTGTTGCGTCTTGCTATTGCTCAGAGTAATGGGAAGGGGAAAATAACAAAGGATGTGGTTTTAGGGGAAATTGCATTAATGCCTGCTCATGCACAAAAATGGGCAGAGTTGTTGGTGGAGAGAATTGATTTTGAGCGTATAGCGGTCATAACGCCACCGGAAAAGCAAACTGAACTATTTTTGAGTAAATATGATTTTAATTACCAGGTTGAGCGCCGTATTGAAGACAGACCCGGTAAGGTGGAATTTATAAAAGGAGAGATTAAGTCTGCAGATTTTTTCCGGGTTCGTAATATTCTTGCCGGCAAGATCCACAAGGAAATGATCAAGAAGAATTTTAAACCAAATAACTGTCAGGGCGATTTAACGAATGTGGCCAAAGGGATCGCTGAGGTTGTATTGCGCGGTCGGTTATTCACAAAAGCCATGTGTAACCCATGCCAAGGTTTGGGGAAGCTGGAATTATTTAATGAAAAAGGCTTTCCAGATGGATCAAAATTTTGTGAAAAATGTGGTGGGACGGGTAAGCGCCCATACACACTGCATGAGAAAATTACGATTGCAAAATTGAATGTTTCTAAATCTGGATACTCTGAACGATATGCGCCGTATGAATTAATTGCAGAGGCTGCTATCGAAAATTGGGAGCACTGTATTAGAAATTACCTGGCAAGATCGTTTCATTTTGAACCAAGTGAGATTTCACTTGCTTGACATAAACAGAACGGTTCAGTATAAGTATTTCTAAAATGGGCGTTTTCTTAAGTGATCGCCCTGAAAGATTTCCAAGGCTCATCGAAAGGTGAGCTTTTTTTATTTCTGACCCTCACTTGCATCGGCGCAATGCGAGTCAACTGGCCGAGCGTATTTCGGCACATGAAGCCCCGCTGACATACATGTTATTGGCGGGGCTTTTTCATTTCTTGTTTGGAGGTTCCATGCTTCATATTGATGATGAGATTCGGGAAGCCGAACAGGAATTGATGCACATAGGCAGTTGCTCAACAGCAGGACTTACGCCAGACCAGATCGCTCAATTAGATGAGCGATTTTTTTTGGCCATTGAAAAATTAAAATGGCTGAAAGGTCGCCGTGATATACGGGTGAAAGAATGGATATCGACAAGTATTTTAAACTCACCAGAAAACGTGCACCGAAAACCAAGCCTAGAAATACGCCGTTGCCGAAAGCCAAACAAAACTATTTAGAGGCAGAGGCAACTTTACTTGAAGAATTAAAAGATCATGCAATAGGTTTTGAGAGTAAATTCCAGCCGATCAGCACAAAGCACTGGCGTTTCGATTTTCATATTGTGAAATTACGATTGCTTATTGAAATTGAGGGCGGGCCATGGTCCGGCGGTCGCCGTGGCAAATTGGCATTTAAAGCCTGGAGTATGGATCGGTATTACCAGGTTGAAGAGATGGGCTACAAGATTGAGCGGTTTCATCCGGATTCAATTTTATCAGGTTATGTCATCCACTGGATTAAAAGTGAATTGGAGAATTTAGAGCATGAGCCAGATCAGACCATTTCCACCAACTGAATTGATGGACAAAGCCGATGAGGAAGAGGCTATCCGTTTGGCACCGGCACCGGATCTTATGGATTGGGTGGTAAAGAATTTTTTAACCATTGGTGGACCACTACATAACCCGGATCATGACCATATTGCTGAACTCATGCATGACAGTGAAGAGTTTCTGGCATTTGCTTGGGCATCATCTGCGTGTACTGCTAAAAAGCGTATGGTACTGGGCCAATGTGAAAAGGTGATGTTCAATCAGGGTGGATGGCGTAAAGCTCGACAAGAGCAGCAGATGCGCGACTGGTTTGGCTATGTGCCGGTATACCTCATCACGATTGATGCCAGTTTTTGCGAACAAGCTTCGGATCGGGACTTTTGTGCTTTGATCGAACATGAGCTGTATCACATAGGTGTGGAACAGGATGAGGACGGCGAACCACTCTACAGTGACATGACCGGGCTACCAAAGCATTATCTTGCTGGCCACGATGTAGAGGAGTTTGTTGGTGTGGTCAAACGATGGGGAGCGAGCGAGAACGTGAAGCGACTTGTAGAAGTGGCGAAGCAAGCGCCGTTTGTAAATGATGTAAATATTTCCAAGTGCTGTGGGACATGCATTATCAGTTGAGCCGGTTGGCTCATTTTTTTTTGCCATGCTTCCTTGACGTACCTTGACGGATAGAGAGAAATGGCGACATTAAATAAGAAGCAAAAACTCTTTATTGTGCAATCACTTGCTGTGTTTAATACACCTCAAGAAACAGTCCAACTTGTCAAGGAAGAATACAATATCGACGTAACACGGCAGCAGGTTGAATCCTATGATCCGACCAAACGGGCTGGTAAGGATTTGAGCGCTGAGTTTAAAAAAGAGTTTGAGCTTATTAGGAAAGATTTTTTAGATAAGCCCTTAAATATTCCCACGGCGAACAAGGCTGTAAGGCTCAAGATCCTGAATGATCTTGTTTATAAGAACCATAGGAATCAGCGTGTTGTTCGTGGCTTGCTTGAGCAAATTGCTAAAGAGATGGGCGGCTTGTATACCAATAAACAAGAGGTTGACCATACAAGTAAAGGGGAATCAATCAATAAACCTACAACTATTGAACTGGTAGCACCTAATGTCAAAGGTACAGATAGAACTGCCACCTAAGTTAATTCCACTATTCTCTACGCCTAATCTTCGTTACTTATCTTCATGGGGTGGCCGTGGCTCGGGTAAGACACGATCATTTGCATTAATGACGGCGGTAAAGGGTTATATTTTTGCCGAGGCAAATATCAGCGGCATGATCCTGGGTGGACGTGAATTTATGAATACGCTTGCAGATTCATCCATGGAGGAGATTAAGCAAGCTATCCGGTCAGTCCCATTTCTTAATGATTATTATGAAATGGGTGAAAACTTTATCCGCACGAAAAACCGCCGTGTTTCATATGGATTTTGCGGTTTACGCCATAATCTGGATAGCATCAAGTCAAAAGCACGAATTTTGCTTTGCTGGGTGGATGAGGCTGAAACTGTAAGTGAGATTGCATGGCGGAAACTCTTACCTACAGTGCGTGAGGAAAACTCAGAGGTGTGGATTACATGGAACCCTGAGCGCGAAGATAGTGCCACCAGTAAGCGATTTAGGCATGAGGAAATGTTTGATGAGATTACTGGTGAGCTGATTGGCCTTGGTGTAGAGATGAACTACTCCGACAATCCGTGGTTCCCACAAGTGCTGGAGCTGGAGCGTAGACGTGACCAAGCTACCCAAGACGATGCTACCTATCGCTGGATCTGGGAAGGTGACTATCTGGAGCTTTCCGAAGCTCAAATTTTCCGTGATAAGTACAAGGTTGATGCCTTCCATGATGATCTATGGAAGCAGGCAGACCGCTTATTCTTCGGTGCCGATTTTGGTTTTGCGAATGACCCAAGTACATTGATTAGATCCTTCATTCTGGACAATACGCTTTATATCGAATATGAGGCGTTTGGCTATCATGTTGAGATCGATGATTTATGGAAGATGTACGCAGGTAAAGCTGGCGCAACAGAGGAGCAGTTAGCAAAATGGACGTCTGAGGATGACGCTAAATATCCTGGCATTCCAGGTGCACGTGACTGGCCAATTAAGGCCGATTGTTCACGGCCAGAAACTATCAGCTACCTACGCCGTCAGGGCTTCAACATTGATGGAGCCGAGAAATGGCAAGGATCTGTGGAAGATGGTATCGCACACATTAAAGGCTTTGACAAAGTTGTAATACACCCACGGTGTAAAAAGATTTTGGAAGAGTTCCGCAAATATTCATACAAAAAAGATCGCCTCACTGATGAGGTATTACCAATCATTGTTGATAAATGGAACCATGGTATTGATGCTCTCCGTTATTCATTGGATGGCTACATCATGGCCCGTGGTGGTACCGGCGTTTGGTCAAGGCTTGCATAAGAGATTTTAAAATGGGCTTATTTCAATTTACAAAAGATTCATTTCAGAACTTTGCTGCAAGAGTTGGTCTAGGTACTAACAATCAGCATAGCCAAAGCACCTACAGTAGCAACTATTTAAGTCGAAATAGATTGTTGCTTGAACAGATGTATCGATCATCCTGGGTGGTTGGTCAGGTCGTTGATGTTGTAGCTGATGATATGACCCGTAAGGGATGCAATATCAAAGGATTCAGCTCACCTAAAGATGGTGAAATGATAGACCAAGAAATGGATCGTTTGCAGGTTTGGGATCGGCTTAATAAGACTATTAAGTGGTCCCGTCTCTACGGCGGTGCCATTGCTGTCATGTTAATCGATGGTCAGAACGTTGGTACACCATTGAACCCTAATACTGTTGGTAAAGGCCAGTTCAAAGGGCTGCTTGTGCTGGATCGATGGATGGTAATGCCTTCACTTGAGGATCTAGTCACTGAGTATGGTCCACATTACGGCATGCCAAGGTATTATGATGTGATTACTGATTCAGTAGGGTTATGCAACCAGAAAGTCCATTATTCACGTGTAATTCGCATGGATGGGGTTGAACTACCTTACTGGCAATCCATTGCAGAAAACTTGTGGGGGCAGTCAGTCATTGAACGTCTGGAAGACCGTTTGACCATTTTCGACAGTGCTACGTTAGGGGCTGGCCAGTTGGTCTATAAGGCTCATTTACGGACATACAAGGTTAAAGGTCTACGAGAAATTATTGCCACTGGTGGTCGAGCATTTGACGGGTTGGTCAAGCAGATCGAGCATATTCGTCTTTGGCAGTCCAATGAAGGCTTAACCCTCATGGATGCCGAGGATGAGTTTGAGGCCCATCAATATGGTTTTACTGGTCTTGATAATTTGTTGCTGCAGTTTGGCCAGCAGATATCTGGTGCAACGGGTATTCCACTTGTCCGGTTGTTTGGTCAGTCGCCTGCCGGGCTGAATGCCACCGGTGAATCTGATCTAGCCAACTATTACGACAATATCAACCAACAGCAGGAGGGTCGATTACGGACGCCGTTGCAGATTCTCTACGCCGTGTTGTCTATGTCAGTGCTCGGTAAGCCATTGCCAGATTCATTCGACTTTCAATTTGCCTCTTTGTGGCAGCTCGGTGATGACAAAAAAGCTGAGATTGCCAGTAAAGTAGCTGAAGCTGTAACCAAAGTAGAGGATGCTGGACTTATTAAACGGTCTACGGCGCTCAAAGAGTTACGACAATCAAGCGAAAATACGGGAATTTTCTCTCACATCACTGACGATGAAATTAATGAGGCAGATGATGAAGATCCACCGGCCCCAGGGGAAGTTTTAGACGATGAAGAATCAAATCAGCCGCCTGACGCCGAATCGGGCCAGAAAGATGGAGATCCGGTACAGTCAGCAGCTTAGAAAGATTGCTGGCTATGTGGATATGATCGTCAAAGGCTTTGATGTGAATGATCCTAGTACTCACCCATTGATTGTTTCGTCTTTGAAAGAGTATGCCAATACTCTCCAATTCTGGGCGCAGAATGCTGCAGGTCGAATTATTACTGATGTTGCCCTACGTGATGAGAAAACCTGGCTTATTTACGCACAGGATATGTCGCGCGGTATGCGTGAGCAGATCCGCAATACTGACACCGGTGCGGTGTATCAACAATTGTTGAATGAGCAAGTCCGCTTAATTACTTCATTGCCATTGGAAGCAGCTCAACGCATACATGACCTATCTACCAGATCCTTGATTGAAGGCAGCCGGGCAAGTGAGATTGCTGGCTTAATCATGGCCACTGGCCGAGTTACCAGATCCAGAGCAAATACAATTGCCCGTACTGAGGTCAGCCGTGCATCATGCCTATTCACTCAAGCCAGAGCTGAGAACCTTGGTTCTGAGGGATATACCTGGCGGACCAGTGAAGATGGGGATGTAAGGCAAAGTCATAAGGCGATGAATGGAAAGCTGGTCTATTGGAATAATCCACCTACCTTGGATGGAATGGAAGGTCATGCTGGTTGTCTACCGAATTGCCGTTGTTATCCCGAGCCAGTTATACCTGACATTTAAGTATATTGTCTAAATTTTAATAGCTGGTATATTTATATTTTTTAAATCATTAGGAAAATATTGATGCGTGAATTAAAAGCTGGTGATGTTGTTACACTTCAATCAGATGGTGAGTATATGACGGTTGAACGTATTTATGAAAATGGCAAAGTTTGGTGTGTATGGTTTGTAGATGGGGATATAAAAACTTATGAATTTTATCCAGAAGCTCTAAAGCTAATACGCAATGGAAATTTGGATTAATTCAAAAAAAATGTAAAACCACCTTCGGGTGGTTTTTTTATGCCTATTAAAGGTGAATTATGTTTAAGCGCAAAAAGACAAAAGATCAGAAAACGGTTGATCGATCCAACATTCTTACATCTGGGCAAATTGGCCGCACACGTGAGGTTACGCCAGAAGGCTACTTGCTTTGCCGTGATGTACGTTTAGCCAGAACCGGTGTTCTTATCTATGATGATGGCGAGGTCCCGGTTGATGCAGACGATACAGGCTTAATTCAGATATATCGTGGAGAGGACGTTTTATTTGCACCTACCACAATTGCAAGTATCGAAGGAAAGCCGGTTACGGATGATCATCCTGATGATTGGGTTACGCCAGAGAACTGGAAGAACCTGTCCAAAGGATCTGGCCACAATATCCATCAGGGTGAAGGTGAAGATGCCGAGTATTTAATGGGTGATTTATTAATCATGGATAAGTCAACCATTGAGGCTGTTCAGGGTGGAAAAGTAGAAATTTCCCTTGGCTATGATGCTGAATATTCACAAATCAGCCCAGGCAAGGGGGTACAGAGCAATATTGTAGTTAATCATATTGCATTAGTTGATAAAGGGCGATGCGGTTCGCGCTGCTCGATTGGAGATAGTTTTATGGCGACTAAGGTCAAAAAGAAAAAACTCAGCTTTGCTGACCGTATTCGTAACCTGGTTAAAACAGGTGATGCGGATGAGGCTGAAAAAATTGCTCAAGCTGTAGAGGATGAGGATCTCGATCTCAAAACCGAAGATGATGACGGCGACGAGGAAGAGAATCAAACTCAGACCGGTGACGCAGCATTTCAGGCTCAAGTGCTTAACTTTATGAAAACCATTGATAAGCGTATGGCGGCCGTTGAAAAGCAGACCAAGGATTCGGAAAAGGATGAAACCGAGGACGGCGACGAGGAAGAAGAATCCGAAACAACGGACGATATTCTGGAAGCGGAAGAAGCTGGAAAGCTTTCTGAAGAAGGCGTCCAGAACTATACCGGTGATTCGCTGAAAAATGTTATCTCCCGCGCTGAAATCCTTTTCCCTGGCTATAGCATGCCTACTTTTGATAGTGCCAAAAATGGCAAAGCTGTGCTGAAATTAAAGCGTGCTGTACTTAAAGCATCTTATGGCACTAAAGATGGTAAAGGTGCGATTACGCCGTTTGTCGGTGAAAATCCTGACTTTGATAAACTGCCAATAGCCACGATTGATGCTGCATTCACTGGGGCATCAGAACTAATCAAACTTCAAAATAATTCGGCTGGTGTACGTTCAGGTATTTCTACTCGTGATTTTGGCCGTGCGCCAATGACACCTGCAGAAATCAACCAACGTAACCGTGAATACTGGAAAAACAAAGGACAATAATTGATGAGCAATGCATTTTTATACCGTATGCCTTCCGGCATTCCAGGTGATATCTCACGTAAAGCACATTCCACTGTAGAGGCACATATTACCAAGGGTAATTTCAGTGGTTTTGGTCTTTTTGGTAAATTAACGGCTGCAGGCTTTGTGCCATTAGAAGCAGCAGACACTGACGTATATGGATTAATCGTCCGTTCATACCCAACTCAATCAGCAGTAAACGGTATGGGCCTAGCGGTACCACAGCCAAATATCGTACATGACGTTATGCGCCGTGGTTACATGACAGTTAAGTGTAATGCTGGCACAGCCAAGACAGCAGGAAAGGTTTTTGTGCGTGTGGCTGCAGGTACAGATTTAAAACCGGTTGGTGGGATTGAAGCTGTTGCCGATGGTGCAAACACAATTGAACTGAAAAACGCCTTGTTTATGCATGATGCTGATGCACAAAACAACGTAGAAATTTCTTACAACATTTAAAAAATATTGACGTAAATCGAGACGCTATAGGCGTCTTTTTTTTCGTCCGGAGAAAAGAGAACATGAGTAAATTACTCCGAGCTACAACCATCGCTCAAGCAGTACAAATGGGGAAACCTATCTTGGCACGTACCCGTGACACTGGTGGGATGCGTACCTTTGATGCTCGTACAATTGACAGTACCGGTGCATTTCTTTTAGGTGAGTTAGAGCGTCTGGATCAGACGTTACATGAGCCATTGGCAAATGTTACGTGGTCCCGTGATATGGATTTGCGTTCTGACGTTTCTATTGCTGATGAAACCTCATCCTTCACAAACTCGACCTTTGCAGCAGCGGGTGGCCCTTCACCAACTGGTAAATCTTGGATCGGGAAAAATACGGATGCTATCGCAGGCATTGCGTTGGATATTGGCAAGACAGCACAACCATTATCCTTATGGGGTATGGAAATTGGTTACACGATTCCAGAGCTTGAATCAGCACGCGCTGTAGGTCGCCCTGTAGACAGCCAAAAATTCGTAGGTATGAATCTTAAATATCAGATGGATATTGATGAACAGGTTTATATCGGTGATGAAACACTTGGAGTGGAAGGCCTTCTAAACTCCACAAAAGTGGGTGCAACCAACGTAAATAAAAACTGGAAAACAGCAACCCCTCAAGAAATTTTGGACGATGTAAACCTTGTCTTGAATAATGCTTGGGTTGCCTCAGGTTTTGCAGTATGTCCAGATAAGTTGCTGTTACCACCAGTGCAGTTTAGCTTTCTTACTTCTCGTATTGTGAGTGATGCCGGCAATATCTCCATTCTGGAATTCTTGAAATTGAACAGCTTAAGCAATTCTGTGAATGGGAAACCATTAGATATCCAGCCATCAAAATGGTGTGTAAAACGTGGTGCAGCGGGTACAGATCGTATGTTGGCTTACACACAAGCAGAAAACCTGGTTCGCTTCCCGTTGGTTCCATTACAACGCACGCCGATTGAATATCGTGGTATTCGTCAGATCACGACTTATTTTGGTCGTTTGGGTGTTGTTGAGTGGGTTTACCCTGAAACTGCATATTATGCCGATGGCCTGTAAGGAGCGGTTATGTCTAAGTTAGTACAAATCCTTTTGAACAAAGAACTAACCGTAAACCTTGGTCGTGATGAACACGGCGAGGCAAAAACTATTGTTCTAAAACCCGGTCTGCAAGAAGTTGAAAAAGAAGTTGCAGACAACTGGTTTGTTAAGGCACACGCCCAAGAAATCCCGGAAAACTCCGCTTACGCAAGTGAGCTTGAAGGTTTGATTCAGCAGAAGGACCAGCAGATCGGCACAATGCAGATCCAGTTGGAGGCGGCCGAGAAAACCATTAATCAACAGGTAGCTGATCTGCAGGCCAAGGATAAAGAGATCAGTGATCTTAAAATCCTTTTGGCCAAAGCCGAACAGGCACCAGCAGCAACTGATGCCGGTACTAAGGGTGCGGCCAAAGCCAAAGAGCAGCCAAAGGAAGCGTAACCCATGATCGATGAGCAATCCTTCCGGGAAACAATGCCGGTCTTTGCAGATCCTGTGCAATATCCAACATTCCAATTTAATTTTTATCTCAACCTTGGGAAAAAGTTACTGAATGAGGATCGATGGGAGGATCTGCTCGATTATGGTCTGACGCTGTTTATCGCTCACTATCTCACATTGTACAAAAGAGCAATGGTGATGGATGCAATTGGTGGTGATGTTGGCAAAGTAGTTGGCAACGAAACCTCAAAGTCCGTCGATGGCGTTTCAAAGTCTATGGATGTATCTGGAGTAATCATTACCGATGCTGGCCATTGGAACCAGACTACATGGGGCGTCCAGTTCTATCAGTTATTACGGATGGTTGGTGCCGGAGGTATTCAGCTATGAGCAGCAAGGTAATTTCCACTGGTAATGGTCTGTTAGATATTCTGCAAGCAGTTGGTGAACTGTCAAAGGTGGATGTCCTTGTGGGCATTCCCCACGGCGAGGTCAGAACTGATGGTGATGGCCTCACCAATGCCCAGATCGGTTATCTGCAGGAAACCGGCTCACCGGCGATGAACATTCCTGAGCGTGCTTTTCTTGTGCCTGGCGTTGAAGAGGTACAGGACGAGGTTGGTGATACGCTGGTCAAGGCTGTTGATGCGGCATTTTCTGGCAACCATAAGCGCATGATGATGTTGCTTGAATCCGCAGGGATGAAGGCAATGAACTCTGTTCGGGTATATTTCGTAAATGGTGAGTTTGCGCCGCTGTCTTTAGCGACTATCCGGGCACGTGCACGGCGTGGGCGTAAAGGTGCCAAAAAGTATCTTAAACAGCTTGAATCGGGACCAGCTGATACTGATCTGGTTCGGCCGTTGATCGATACCGGTGAGCTTCGCAAGTCCGTCACTTACATCATCATGAAAAAGGATAAGGAGGTAAAACGTGGCTCGTCTTGATGTTTCAGACGTTTTGCTGGATCCGGATTTTATGGATACCGGGATTGTCTGTAATCGTACTGCAGTAGTCGTGGGTGATAACGGTCGATCGCAGGAGACTACAACGTCAACTCCATTTGCCGGTGTCGTCACTACTAATAGCGGCCTAAACATGGACCGCCGTCCTGATGGTACTTTGATCAAAGGTGCAATTAACATTCATACCAAGTTTGCTTTGTCCTCAGGTAATTCTGAAACTAAAGCAGATGAGATCGTATGGCGGGGTAAAACCTACATTGTTTCTCAGGTTCTGGATAACTTGCACTATGGCCAAGGTTTCGTTAAAGCAATTTGTGAGCTTAAGCCACTGGGGTAAACATGGGTGATTCTGCTTCCGGGGGATATATCACCCCCAGCGGCGGATCTGCTTATGACCAAGAACTTGAGGACATCTTTCAGGCCTTCATTATTGGTATTACATCTTTACCAGGTGCGCTGGTTCGTCCACGATTCCAGAAAGAACCACCGCCAATGCCGGCCATTGGTGTCGATTGGTGTGCATTCGCCGTAAAGTCAATAATTCCAGATGATGGGCCATACTTCGACCAGAAAGACGACACAATGGATTCAATTCGACATGAAGAATTGACGCTGTTTTTATCGTTCTATGGCGACCATGGCCAGTCGATCGCAAATGTCCTTAGGGATGGTCTAGGCATTCCGCAAAATATTGCGCAGCTCAAAGCGCAAAAAATCAAATTTATCAGTACCGGTGAGGTCATCACCGCGCCTGACTTTCTCAATAATCAGTATGTACACCGATATGACCTAACCGCTGTCTTTAAGCGGAAAACGTCACGCACGTTTGCAGTTAAGTCGTTCGTAGATGCTGGAACAATAAAATTAAATCAGGAGTAATCCATGACATTGCCCATTTCTAATGTCGTAAATGTCAGCATTAGCCTTGCTGCATTGGCGGCAGGGCCGCGCTCGTTCGGCACATTGTTGATTCTCGGTACCACCAGTGGTGTGATCGATACCATTGAGCGGATGCGTCAATATTCAAATATCACTGAAGTTGGTGAGGACTACGGCGTTGACGATCCGGAATATAAAGCAGCCTTGGCATATTTCAGCCAGTCACCTAAGCCACGTACGCTCTATATCGGCTACTGGCACAAAGAAGGCGCCGATGCTGAGACAGCACAGCAAGTGGTTCAGGCCTGCCTAAAATCGCTTAAATGGTACGGTCTGGTGATTGCATCGGATCTGACTGAGCAACAAGCTTTAGATGTCGCTGCTTTAATCGAAGCCGCAGACCCTTCGCGCTTATTCGGCTATACATCCCAGGATGAAAATTGCTTAAGTACAACCGATGTTACCAGCATTCCTTACAAACTTAAGCAGAAAAAATATCGCCGTACCTTCTCAATTTTTTCCAGTGATAACCCTTATGCGGCGGCATCAATGTTTGGCCGTGCATTCACTGTAAACTTCATGGGAACCAATACCACAATCACATTGAAGTTTAAGCAACTTCCGGGCATTGCCTCTGAGGATCTGGATACAGATGAGGCTAAAGCACTGGTGGCGAAAAACTGTAACGTGTTTGCAGGCTATAACAATGACACCGCCATCCTGCAGGAAGGTGTCATGACGGATGGAACATTCTTTGATGAGGTCCACGGCCTAGATTGGTTCCAAAACCATTTAGAAACGGCCCTATGGAACCTCTACTACACCAGTACAACCAAGATCTCACAATTGGGTAGCGGCGTGAACCGACAATGTGCTGTGTTGGAGGCTGCGTGTGAGCAAGGTGTTACTAATGCGCTACTTGGCCCGGGGCGCTGGAACGGTGACAGCTTTGGTGTGTTGGAAACGGGTGATTACCTGACCAAAGCCTACTATGTGTTTGCCAATAGCCTGGATGATCAACCTCAGGCCGATCGTGAAGCACGTAAAGCCCCAGTATTTCAAATTGCGATTAAGTTGGCAGGTGCAATCCACTTTTCCGATGTTCTTGTCGCAGTAAACCGTTAAGGAGTAATTCGTGAGTACATATTCTTTTATGGATACCCATTGCACTTTAACGAGTGCAGATGCAGTAATCGACTTGGGTTATGGTGCTGCTATTTCGGATGAAGGCATTACCTTTGCCATGGCCGGTGACAAAAACACGATGACTATTGGTGCCGATGGTCAAGGCATGCATTCATTACATGCTGATAACTCTGGTCAAATCACCATTCGTTTTCTTAAAACCTCACCGACGAATGCCAAGTTAATGAACCTCTATAACTTGCAGAAAAACAGCTCGGTGAAGTGGGGTAAGAACACTATTACCCTGAACCATGAAGGTTCAGGCGATAACCATACAGCCACCAAGTGTGCATTTAAAAAAGTCCCAGACTATACCAATGCTAAAGACGGCGGCATTGTGGAATGGGTCTTTGATGCAATCAAAGTCGATATGAAGTTAGGCACATACGAATAAGGTTTTAAATCATGGAAATTAATGGAATTGACTACACAATCGGCCGCTTAAATGCGGTCGATCAGTTTCACGTATCTCGAAAAATCGCACCGATTGTGCCAAAGCTGATGCCGATTATTGCGGAAGTGGCCAAAGGTGATTTGGCTAAAGCTATTGAATCGATCGATGGCGGTGAAGACGGCGATCTAAGTGATCTGCAGCCATTGGCCGATGCTCTATCGCCGTTGATGGGTGCAATTGCACAGATGCCTGAGGATGATGTGAATTACATCATTTTCAAGTGTCTGAGCGTTTCCAAGCGTGGCGGCGCTGCAGTATGTCGCAATAACACAATCATGTTTGATGACATCGACATGACACAGTTATTGCCGTTGGTGATTGCTACGATCCGGATCAACCTGGGAAATTTTATTCAAGGGTTGCTTACGAAGGCATCGAGCATGCAGAAGCAGCCTCAATAAGTTTTAAGTGCTTGCCGGATGAGTCTGATTGGCTCATGCGGCCAGTGATCAAAGGCATGTGTAAATACGAATCTTTAAAAAATGGTGAGCTGGATCTCTTTGATATAGCTCTCATGAATGATGCGCTTGATGTCGTAGCAGATAATGAATACCTGTTACACAAGGAGCGTGAAAGAAAAAATAAATAATGGTGGTTCCCATGGCAGATGGTGTAATTCGTGATTTCTTGGTTTCGCTGGGGTTCGATACTGACAATACCGGCTTGGCCAAAATGAAAAGTGCAATGGATGGCATCGAGTGGAAAGCTAAAGCGCTTAACGGCGCTTTATTGGCTTTGGCCACTGGTGCCGTACTTGCTGTAAAACAAACGGCCAGCGAGCTGGATAGGCTGTATTTTTCATCTCAGCGTATTGGTGCCAGTGTTACGAACATCAATGCATATGGGAACGCTATTGCACAGCTCGGTGGCAGTGCCGAGGGGGCAGTCGGATCTCTTGAGGCGCTATCGGAGAAGATCCGGAACTCTCCGGGCTATGAAGGGCAGATCAAAAGTCTTGGTGTAAATACCCGTGATGCCAACGGTGCCATGCGTGACCGCGTAGAGGTGATGAAGGATCTAAGCGGCGTTTTATCTAAAATGCCTGCTTATCAAGCCAATGCTTATGCCAATTCCCTTGGCATCGATCAAAAAACCTTGCTGGCCATGCGTGATGGTAAATTCATGGCAAACATGGAGAAATACCAGAAGATCCAAAAAGAACTCGGTATGAATGATGACTTGGCCAAGTCTGGCAATGAGTTCATGACTGAGTACCGTGATCTGACAATGATGACCAAAACCGGGTTCCAGGTCATTGTCATGCAGGCGGGTAAAGCGTTAATTCCTATCTTGAGAATGTTGAATCAGTTGATTCAGGCAGGTATTCATGCCTTCTCTCAACTGAATCCACAGATCAAAGAAGGTCTCGCCGTGGGCCTGCGCTTTGCAATGCTTGCTCTGATGTTTGGAGCTTTGGCCAAGTCGCTTGGATTACTACTTAAGTTCATACCATCATTTAAAACCTTTATTGAGTTACTCAAATTATTCCGATTAGGCTTCTTAGCTTCTCCAATTGGAATTATCTTGGCACTCGGTGCTGCCCTGGCTTTGTTATGGGATGACTGGAAAGTATGGAAAGAAGGTGGTAAATCCTTAATTGATTGGAGTTGGCTGAATGGTATGGATGCCATTATCAACAAAATCAAGGATTTTCTGTCCATTCTGGAAAAGGTTAAGGACAAGACAATCGAGTTTGTCCAGAAAATCATTAAGGACCCCGCCGGCGCACTAAAAGAGGTTGCTACGGAAGTTGAGAAGGGTGTCACCAAGACTGCTGAGAAAGTAAATAATGCAGTTGATAAGTACATCAATCCAACAGATCCGAAGAAGGTAACCCCGACACAGGATAAAGTGGCCAGCGTCACGGATTTTGCATTTTCTCTGGTTGATAAGGGCTTGGCGTGGCTTGGTAATGCAGATGCGCAGCACCGGGTTGACCAGCGCGACCGGGGCGAGATTGGTTACCAGTCTGTTGCAACCGGTGCAGCTAAAGCGGCAGTGAGTGCTGTTAAAAATGTTGTGAAAACTGGTAATGAGCTGAAATTATCCGAACAGGATATCGTTGATATCATGAAAGTGGCATCAACTGAGGTCGTTGGGTCTTTAAAAGGTCAGGCTTTTGAGCAACAAGCTGCAGGTGTCATTGATACCATTTTGAACCGTACGGCATCTGGTAAATATGGAAAAACTTTACGTGATGTGGTTAATCAGCCCTATGCATTCTCAGATATTAACTCTAATCAAAAAACAGCCTATGGTAGCGTTCAAAACGTACCGATGAGTAGAGTAAGTAAACGCATGGAGAAATTTGTGCGGGAATACATAGAATTACGTGCAAATGGTAAAGCCTCAAGCGTGGGCCTAGACGTATCTTATGCAAATCCATACTTCATAGGTCCAAAGGCAAGCGCCAATACCAAGAAGTGGGTAGCAGAAGTTGTTGAGCAGGCAAAGGTGAGTGGACAAAGATATGGAGCAGGTAATGCAGTTCATGTGCATGGAACCCCGAGTGCTGATAAGCACAAGATGCCAAAACCATTTTATATTTCCACTCCAAACTCAGGGAGTACACCAAAAGGAGCAACTTCATTAGCAGAGTTCGCACAAAATGCAATTTTGCCTAATATCCTTTCTTTTGGCCCTCCATCTGGGAATCCGCATAAATCGCAGATTAATAATGCAGATGCTATGACAGCAAGTAACATAGTGATTAATCAGAATTATCAAACTGATATGACAATTAATGGAGCTTCAAGTCCAATTGATTCTGCAAATGCTGTGAAGCGTCAACAGGAAAATTCAATGGTATTTATGGCAAGAGGTGCCAAAGGTGTTCTTGTCGGGTAATATATTTGACATGTAATTAAGCAGACTTCCCAAAAGGTTAATCATGAGAAAATTATTATTAGGTATAAGTTTTATACTATTTTCGACAGTCAGTTTTGCTGAAAAACTTCATAAGAACTCACTTATCGATTATATATTTTTCGATGATTTTAAAACGTGGTTAACTGGCGGGAAGTCTATCTATAACTGGTCAGGTTATGTAGATAAGGATAAAACTATATCTAAACAAGTGTATGCACCGCATGTGATGTATCATGAGTTCGATTCAAATGTATATGCAGCATCAAAAAAATATAACTCTGTTCCAACATTGTTAAACGGTGTGGTGTATAGCGTAAAGTCAGATATATCAAATAAACCAGTAGTAACCTTTTCAGCTGGTTCCTCTGATTATTTCTACGCTAAAGGCTTTGAAATTGATGAGGTTAATAAGCTAAAAAGAGGAAGTCAGTTTAAATTTGTATGTTATAAATTTGATTATGATGGTTTTATCTTAAGATCTAATCAGTGTACAACGATTTCAAATTATTATGATTTATTATCCGAAGGGCTTTTCAAAGATATAGATTTAGAAAAGATAGAGTTAAACTCACCTTTTAAATTTAAAGATTTACTTTTAAAGCATATATCTCCAACAGAAATGGATAAATTCAATCAGGAATGTGGTTATAGATCGATAAATGATGTGCAATGTTTAAACAAAGCAAATGACATTTCTATTAAAGCATTCAAAGAGATAGCAAAGTAAATTAAGTTTTAAGCAACCTTAACCGATCTTACAAGATCGGTTTTTTTATGAGTGAAATTATGTCGATAGGTACTTTAATAGATAGTGGCCTAGGCGCTATCACATCTGGACAAAATACTGAGGTTGTTGGCTCATTATTATTGTCTGGCCGCGGCCGGTCGATCATGGGCTTGTTTGCCGATGTTACAGTCGAAGAAAAACATAAAGATGAGCTGAAAATTACAGAGCATCCAACGGAAGTCGGTGCGGCCATTTCAGATCATGCATACAAAGAGCCGCCAGAGGTGACGATGAAGGTGGGTTGGTCAGAGAGTGCCGGCACCCTTAACGGCTTTCTGGGAAATACCGTTCTGGGCGGCAATACAAGTTTGACCATCGTATATCAAACTTTACTGCAACTGCAGGACCAGGCTCTGCCACTTATCATTTCAACCGGTAAGCGGCTATACACCAATATGCTCATTAAATCGCTAGCATGTACCACGGATCTACAGACCGAAAACGTTCTGATGATCGATATCACATTTAAAAAAGTGATTATGGTCAGTACACAAACAACCTTTATTGCAATCGAAAATCAGGCAAGTCCAGAAGCCACTGCAGGTGTTGCTGATGGAGGTACAGTGCAACCCAAAGAGGTGAGCACATCTATTCTTGGCCAGCTATTTGGTGGCGCTCAAGTCGGTGGAGGGTGGGAATTACAAAACCCATTTGGTGAAACATGATCTACGAAATCCCCCTTAACTATGGCAATCAAAAATTCAATATTCGTCTTGGTACCACTCAATACAAGCTGCAGTTTATCTATCGTGGTGACCGGTGGTATTTAGATATTTTTGATACTGCAGAGAATCCGCTGATTGCAGGCCTGCCGATGCTAGTTGGTGACAATCTACTGGCACAGCATCAGCACATCATCAGTGGTTCACTGTATGTGCTTAATACCAATGAAGAAGAAAGCCAAGATTTTGGTGACTTGGGAGCCAACATAAAACTGTATTGGAGCGATTCATGACAACACAATGGAAGCGCAATTGCCGGCTGACAATTCAGGTTGACGAGAATACCCCTGATGCTTTGGATTTTACCGATTTTAAAATGACTTTTCTGGTCAGTCAGGCCACGACAGAGCAACCTAAGGCTGCCGAAATCTATATCTATAATTTATCGCATGAGACCATGAATAAGCTGGCTGGTGTGGATGACGATAAAAAGAATACCCAGGTTATTCTGGCTTGTAGTTATGGAAATGATGAACCTGAGGTTATTTTTAAAGGTCGTGTTTTTCAATACCGCCGTGGACGTTATAGCCAGGTAGATACTTATCTTTGCATTCTGGCCATTGCTGGTGATCAGGTGCGTAATGATGCAATCATTAATCAATCCGTCCCTGCAGGTACACCAATTGAGGGTTTAAACGGGCTGATTGTTGAAGAAGCCAAAAAATATGGTATCGATGTAGGAAATCTGGTTCAGTTAAGTGATCAAAAGTATCCGCGTGGACGTACCTTATTTGGCAGCTTTCATGGATTGATTGAGCGTGTCGGCCGAGAAAATAACGTCACTTATGACTACTCAGAAGGTGTTCTTAATTCAACCGAACTGGATAAATTTTCGATTCAGCCAATCTTTGTTTTAACCGCAGAGACCGGGATGGTCGGTATGCCTCAACTGACCAGTGAGGGCCTTATCGTTAAGTGCTTGTTGAATCCAAAGTTAAAACGGATGGATCGTATTCAGATTGATTTAACCAACATGCAGTCTGAAAACTACGATATTGCATACAGTGGCCAGCAAGTAGATCAGCCTCACAAAACCCCGAAACTGGCCACCAATGCGCAGGGCGTTTTTGTAATCCAAGCAATTGAGCACAGTGGTGATACGCGTGGGGATGAGTGGTACAGCAATATGGTATGTACGGCACTTGGTGCTGTGGTACCAAAAACAGGCATCTCAATTAATGCGGTTGATGAAAGTTGGACACCGGCACCGGGAGCAGGTTAATGGCATTAACAGTCAATGAGCGTTCACCGGATCTGCTCGGTATTATCAAAGATGCGGTTACTGCAGAGATATTGGCCATCTGGACAAACTTACCATGTGAAGTGGTGAGCTATGATCCTGATGCTGTCACTGTAGAAGTAAAGCCCTTAATCCGGGTACCGGTACGTACACCGGACGGCGGTATCGAAATGCTGGAAATTCCAATCCTGCAGGACGTACCAGTTATGTTTCCGGGCGCTGGTGGCTTCACCATCACACATCCGATCAATGTGGGGGATGAGTGCCTTGTCAGCTTCTCATCGCGCAATATTGACAACTGGTGGCAATCTGGTGGGGTTCAGAATCCCTTTGACACCCGGCATCATGATTTATCTGATGGTTTTGCCTTTTTTCGACCGCAATCCCAGGATAAAAAGATCTCTGGTATATCGACCGATAATCTCGAGATCCGCAGTGATGACAACGCTACAAAGATCCAAATCACACCTGGTGGAATAATCAATTTTATTGGCCAGAAAGTTGTCTTTCATTGCGATGTGGAAATGAAAAAAACATTGTCGGTAGATGGGTTGATTAAATCGCTTGAAGATGTCCTGGCAAAAACAGTCAGTCTGTTCAGCCATAAACATAAGGGTGTTCAATCCGGATCTAGTACATCAGGTCCACCAGAATAAAAGTTATCAATATGAGGGGCGCGAAAGCGTCTTTTTTTATGCGCTATAGAAAACTTTCAAGTGATGGCGACTATGTCTTTGGATCTGGCAAGAATGACTTTCTTGTGAATACACCAGAGACCGTGGCGCAGGCAATTTTAACCAGGTTAAAACTTTGGCTCGGTGAGTGGTTTGCTGACACTGCAGACGGTACCGGATGGAATCAATCTATTGTCGGCAAACATTCCAAAAATATCTATGAGCTGACGCTCAGGCAACGTGTTTTAGAAACGCCAGGCGTAACCAACATTACTGACTTTAACAGCACACTTGATGCTGATACCCGCCGTTTAACGGTATCCATGACAGTAAACACAATTTACGGCGAAGCCTATGTAAATGGGGACTTAACAACATGACATTAACAACTGTTGCACCGGAGATTACAGATGCTGGTCCCGTTGCACCAACTTATTATGAGATTGTTGATTATCTCAAGACACAATACAAAGGCATCTATGGTGAAGATGCCTATCTTGAAAATGATAGCCAGGACGGGCAATGGATCGGCGTATTTTCCCGGGCAATTGCAGATGTAAATGCGGCGATTATAGATGTCTATTCTACTTTTTCACCGAAGACAGCAAGTAAAGATGCCTTGTCACGTAATGTGGCAATCAATGGAATTACCCGGCAGATCCCAACATTTTCAACCGTAGATCTCGAAATTACAGGTGTAAGTGGTACCGAGATTACCAAGGGTTATGCGCTGGACGACAATGGCAATCAATGGGTTTTCCCTGATCTGGTTGTTATACCTGTCTCTGGTAAGGTTGTTATTACAGCCAGAGCTAAAAAGCCCGGCGCAATTCTGGCCATGACCAATACCATTAAGATTATCGGTAAGCCGACACGGGGCTGGAAAGGGGTCAATAACCCTGCCACTTCGACCTTGGGTATGCCGGTTGAATCGGATGCAAAGCTCAGACAGCGCCAAGCGCTCTCTGTTGCTATTCCATCGCAATCTAAAACGGACAGCATCAAGGGGGCTATTTTTAGTTTACCTGGTATTTCACGCTGTAAGACATATGAGAACGATACTGATTCGACTGATAGCCTGGGGATACCAAGCCATAGTCTTTGTGTGGTCGTTTCTGGCGGTGATGCTGCAGAGATTGCAGGCATTATGCGGGCGAAAAAAAGCTTGGGGTGTGGCTGGTACGGCAACGTTAACGTCACTGTGATCAACTCATTCGGTGAAGAGGAAACGGTAGCGCTGTATCGGCCAAATATCATTAATATTGGTTTTAAGCTCAACATTACCGGTTCATCGGAATATACAAAAGAGATTGAGGCCAATATCAAACAGAATTTGGCTGATTATGTGAATCAGCTGGATATCGGCGACCGGATCATGCTGAACAAGCTATACATTCCTGCCGGGTTATTCGGAAATCTGGATTCTGAGACATACCAGATTAATTCTCTCGAGATAATTGCAAATGATGTGCCCATCGAGGGGGATTACAGTCTGGCATTTAACGCCGTGGCGTACTGTGATACCGACAATATCGAGATTAATACCTCGGGAGGGTTCTAGTGGATGCAAGCAAATATATCGCATTGCTGACCAGCCAGCATCGAGATAAACCCAAATTTAGGGCAACGGTTGAGGCCTCATTAAACCCATTGGTTGACTGCTTGGATTGCCTCAATATTCTGGGCAGTAAATTTGATCTGGAAACAGCGAAGGGTGATCAGCTGCAGATTATTGCTGACTGGGTGGGTGCACCGAACTCGATCCCTAACTCTGTACCGGTTCCATATTTTGGCTTTCAGGGCCAGCCGGCATCGTTACCTTGGCGTGAGACCAATGATCCAAGCTTTAAGTCTGGTTATTGGCGTGAGTCGGGCATGAGTGGCTACACGGCGTTAAAGATGTCACCACAGCTATTTAAGCGAGTAATCAAGGCCAAGATCCTTTTAAACAAAAGTGACTGCACCGAGCAATCAGCAAAAGAAATTATATCTCTCGTTATCGATAAACCATTCAAGTTTAAAGACAACAAAGACATGACTATAACTTTCAGCTTTTTAGCCAGTTATGAAGTCTTTGAGCGGGAGTTAGTCCGATTAATGTTCCCTTTACCATCCGGTGTAAGGTTGATTTTTGAGGGTGAAGATGAGTATTGATAAATTAACCGAGTTTGCAAAAACTGGTGATAAAAACACTGATGATCTGGATTTAGAGAAAGGCTTTCCTTCTAGGTTACAGCCTGCACGCCAATGGTTCAACTGGATCCTGAACAAATACAGCTTAAAGACCAATGAAATTATTGATGGTCTGGCAACACAACGTCAGGAGCTTTTAGATGCATTATCAAATCAGCGTACTGAGATACTGCAAGCTTTAGCAGATCAACGAGAAGATCTGTTAATAGCTTTGGCCAATCAAAAAGTTGAAATCATGAATGCCGTGCAACAAAAGATTGATCTGTTATCTGAAGCATTGACGAACATGGGCAATGATCTGAACCAGAAAATTACTTCACTTAATCAAAACAAACTGGATAAAACGGCCACCGCCGTTGCTGCAAAAAAGTTAGAGACAGCAAGGGAAATTAAGCTTTCTGGCGTCATTTCTGGTACCGCAAATTTTGATGGATCAGGCAATATCGAAATCATTACCTCTTATGTGAAAGGCATAGGTATTGGTCAGGAAATTAGAGATGTCACATCTAGCCGCGCTAATGGCCAGTCATACAGAAATACGGGCGATTTGCCAATTCAGGTGATTATTTCACTGGCACAAAATACAGCTCACTTTGCTGCAGTCTCTAAAGATGGAACAAATTGGATTAATCCTGTTTATGGTGATGGTGAAGCTAGTATTCCATTCTCAGCAACTATTCCACCAGGTTGGTATGTCAAAGCTACTTCGTTTGAACGTTGGTTTGAGCTGAGTTAAACCAGCACATTATTTATAATTTTTTATAGCCGCCTTCGGGCGGTTTTTTATTGCCTGGAGAAAAGTATGGCAACAAATTGGAATGCGATTTTAAGTAACGCAAATAGCTTGGCTGACATTTTAATGATTTTAAGAAAAGTTCTAGGAAGTCTAGAATTTAAGGCTGATTTAACAACTATTGACGAAGCTATCGACGAAATTAATAACATTAAAAGTGATGTTAAAGATGAGATCGAATATTTCCAAAAAATTATTAAAGAATCCATTGAAAGTGGCCTATATGTTCCTTTTGCCAAGCAGACGGATTTGCTTGCTTATGTGCCGGATGCGGAGCCAGTTGTTGGGAAAGCATTTGATACATCTAAGGTATGGATCTGGGAGACACGTGCACCTGATACCACACCTAAATGGCATGACACTGGCCTAAGTGAGCTTGATCAAGCTATTAATCGCGTGCAGCAACAGTTACCCAATGCTGTATCCAATTCAAACAATATCATCACGATCACTGATGAAAATGGTATTCCTACCTGGCTTGCTGCAGATAGTAACGGTGGAATCCCATCATCCTCATTAAGTGCGATCCAGAAGGCCCAAGCTTTTGCTTCAAGCAAAACCCCCGGGCTTGTTTTTACTGATGAGAACGGGGTTCTTTATGATTTGCGGCTTAATCCGGATGGAACGTTTAGCGACCAGACCAAAGATGCTTTAGGTGGATCGACCAAGTTTTCAAAGAATGATTTTTATCTGGACAGTGATAATGTCCTAAAAAAATTGGAAGCAGTACGAGGTAAGGCTGCAATTTTTGGATCGTCGACAATGGGTTTGATGCAGCCGGTGATTGCGGCAATGCTACAGCAAAGTTTTGCATTCCAGGACATTTTACAGGGCGGCCGCAGTGGTGAACGTATTGAACAGATCGCGAACCGGTTCGGGGCCATCCCAGTAAAACTAAAATTTGCAAACGATAAAATCAATGCAAATGGTGCGACCAATGTATCCGTTAACTTTGATGGCCTGACAAATATGCCAACGGCCAGCTCAACACTGGCTACACCCGGTTACGTCCGTATAAACAACCAGAATATCCAAGGAACATTTTCATATAGTTCCTCGGATTCTTCATTCCGGTTCACACGGGCTACAGCTGGTGCAGAAATTGTTGCACTGGATGAGTATGAGTTTATAGCAGACTGGACCAGCTATTCAGATGCCGGCCTTATTATTATTAATGCAGGAAAGAATAACGTTGGTTATGGTGACGCGCATGGAACAGCGGAATATATTGCTGATGCAACACTCAGAATGTTCAAGCATATTCAGCCATTAGCGAAAAAAGTAGTCGTAGCTTCTCACTACGCAAATACGACATCAACTGATGCGTTATTGAAGATAGTGAATGATACCAATGAGTATTATCGCAAACAGTATGGTGGGTTGTACTTCGACATGAATGCATATCTGATGAGTGCTCAGGTCTGGGTAGATACTGCTATTACCCCCAATGCTGATGATCTACAAAAGCAAAGCGAAGGACGTTTACCGTTATCTCTAAGCCGAGATACTGGCGCACATTTAAATGACACGGCAAATACTGCAGTTGTGGCAAAACTTAAACAATTTATTTTAGAAAAAGGGTGGTTCTAATGGGCTTAATCATTTCAGCTAATGGCATTATTCAATCAAGTGCACCGCGTAATGTCGTATCGCAAATTACCGCAGATGTTCTGGCATTAATGGATGCCCGTTACTTTACTGCCGATCATGCCATTGGATCTACAATTAACCAGGTAACTGTACACGGCAACCAGAAAACTGATTATCGCTATTTACGCGCATCCACCAATACAAACAATCCAAATCCACCGAAACTGGATACAGATGTCAGTTTACGGTTTGATTTGACTAATAGTTTGCGAACCAATACTTATGAGGATATTGCCTCAGATTTTACATTTGTACATGTTGTTAAACTTGATGCTGCGAGTATCTCGGGGGTATTCTTCCGGATCGGTGATGCAACAGATGCAACAACAAGTAAAACACTTTATTTCAATGCGACTAATAAAACGGTATCACTTCGCCAGAATTTAACAATCATTGCAACCGATACCATTTCTTTGGATAAATACATCCCGATTATTGTTAGCTGTTCAGCCAATAAAACCAGCTTGCTCATCAATAATATGATTATCGATGGTCCAGCAATCAGCAATAAAAATCGATACTACCAGCTTATGTCGGCAGACGATCCGAATCGACCTGTTGGGAATCTAAAATACTTCAGTATGTATAAAGGAGCAGCCTCATACGACGAAATGTTTAAATTACAGCAAATTTTAAAACAGAATTTCAGTCTCTAATCACTGAAACAAACAGCTCAAAATAATTTTATAGCCCTGAAATAAGGGCTTTTTTCATTTCTGGAGACAGGAAATGCAAGAACAAGCAGCAAGCGCGGTTGAAGCTGCTACAAACACAATCGCAGCAACAGCACCAAAAGTATCTTATATGTCAGCGGGGGCATCTGTGGCAGCGTATGCAGCAAGCATTGATTGGGCGGTATGGTTCTCGGTCGTTATTGGTGTGATCTCATTTTTCACAACGTTGTACTTTAAACGCCGTGATGACAAGCGTGCACAAGAGATCCATGAATTGCGTAAGAAGCAATATGAACAAACGAAAGAACGGATAAAAGGGGATTGTGATGACAAGTGAACAGACCAGGGCTTATCTGGCCTTTGCACTCGTAGGGCTGATGTTTGTATTGGTGATTGCTTTATTTTTTGTGGATATGCCCCGGGAAAACAGCAACCTCATCAACACAGCCTTAGGTTTCATTGCCGGCGCAATGACAACGGCCTGCGGGTTCTATTTCGGTGGTTCGGAGCAGGAAAAGAAAAAAGATAAAGACAGTCCAAGTCAGTAATTATCATTTTATCAACATGACCGCCTTAGGGCGGTTTTTTTATGCGTAAGGAAAGGTAATGGGTATTCAAAATTTACAGAAAGCATTGGGCATTAATGACGATGGTATCGTTGGCCGTGGCACGCTGACAGCCTTATTCAAGAAACTAGGTGCACCCCATGCACGGGCAGAAGAATTGGCACTTGCTGCGAACGTACACATGCGTACATATCATATTTTAGATAATGATCTACGTCTGGCACATTTCATGGCCCAGCTGGCACATGAATCCGGCAACTTTCGTTATATGGAAGAGATTGCCAGTGGCAGAGCATACGAGGGGCGTAAGGATCTAGGCAACACTGAAAAAGGGGACGGTACGCGATACAAAGGCCGTGGACCGATCCAGTTAACTGGCCGGGCCAATTACCGTAAATATGGTCGAGCTCTCGGCATCGACTTTGAGAATAATCCAGAGATCGTGGCATTACCGAGCATAGGGTTACTGGTGGCATGCAAATACTGGGCAGATAATGGGCTGAATGAGCTGGCCGATAAGGATGATATCAACCTCATTACACGCCGTATTAATGGCGGTTACAATGGTCTGGATGATCGTAAAACAAAGTTAAGCACGATGAAAAATATGTTGGGAAAGTAACCCGGCATTACTGCAGGCGTTCGCCAGTATCCATTGCACTAAGTCTTGCAGTATTGATACTTTTGCCAGGATGCACGGCGCATACGATCAACAATAATATTCAGGTAGGAATATGTGTAAAAGCGCTTTGATATTATTGTTTGATTGGCATTATCTTCCAAAAGAAAATTTTGGCCACAAGATCTGCAGCTGAGATCTGGGCGAACGGTCGACAACTTAACTTATTGAAAAATATATAAACCAAAAAAAATGCCAATTTTTATGGATTGGCATTTTATTACATTGAAAGAGATTCTACTTTAACCAGTTATAGGACTGGACATGCAAAGTATTGTATAGAGCATAGGATTAGCAATATCCCATTTATACTTGGCATTTGACAATGCTTCAGCCTTGCAGGATGCTAAAAATATCCCACTTTTAAAAACCTCTAAATTTTGATCACCACTATTATAAAAACAAACTTGATATCTTTCCATTTCCAGATCCCTCTTAAGCAGTTAATCTACAGTTCCCACAATTGGTATTAGTTGGGGGCCAGCCAATCTAGCCTTTCCAATTATTTCAACCAGCTCATCATAAGTTAATTCAAACTTATCTTCACTATCAAAAATATATACCATATTTTTGCCTTCAAGTTCCGGCGGGCTTTCAGGTACAAATCGTTTTGGAATAAGTATCTGTGCAAGCTGTTCATTTGTTAATTTAAATAAATGCATGGGAGTTATCCTATCTTAGGGAGATCAGACCATTAAATAAAGATCCCTTTCTGTATATATTTTGCGTTCTCCAGTCCGGCTGTCAGAAGAAAAAATAATAAATATACTTGAAAAGGAAGTTGGAAATTTAAAGTTAAACCAAAAATTTATAATTCTGACAGAGCAGCAGTCTTTTGTATAAATTACTAATGTTTTATTTTTAGAAAAAATACTATCCAATTCGCTAATGTTTCTAATCTTCATAAAGGGGTTTTGTAATAATGTTTTTTTAAAAATATATTCTAAATTATCATTTGTATAATTAATGCTGGAATCTAAGGAACAATAAAATAGAGAATTTCTATATATATCAAACTCTTTATTAAATATCATATTTCCAGAGTAATAAGCTAAAAACTCATAAGCAATTTTTACCGCCAATAATGCCACCATATTGAAGTTAAATGTTATGGTTCCTTCAATTTTAGGCTGCTCTATTGTTCTAGTATTTTCTTTTGCTAAATAGGGGATGTTTTTTAGTTGTTCTTCTAATTTATTTTTATTAATTTTGCGACCCTCTTTGGCAGCTAATCTTGATATAGATTTAAATAATTCATTTTTAATTATATTTATATCTTTAACGTCTGCTGAAACTTTAAATCCATATCCACCATTTTCATGTTTATAAACTTCATATTCTGGGATTTGATAAGTTGAGAAATCATTGTTGAATCTAACAGTTCCATCGGCATGCGTATAAGTACCAGCTAGAGGGTTTATTAACTTACCTTTCTTACCTTTAATTCCATTGAAGTAGCTATAAGCCTTGAATAAAAAATTATTTGAAAGAGGGCCTTCAACTTTTACACCAAGTCTGCTATTACAGGCTTTACAAACATTTTTTAAAATTAACTTTCCACCAAGAAATTCAGGAACTATATGTTCTTCTGTTAATTCTGAGTTTTCATCAAGATTATTGGGTATATTTAAGCAAATAATACATTTATCAAACTGTATTGTGTCCATATTTATACATCTTTCTCTATGTGATAGTGATCTTCAAAATAGTAGTCATTAGAAATATCTAACCATGCAGTAAGTTCTTGATCAAACTCTAAAACACGGTTCTTAAACAACCGAATCACACGGTTATTTTTAAAACCAAAGTGTGAGGCTTCATTTGGTAATTGAGACCAATCTACAGTGCCATTTTCAGCGAACCAGTCTTCCCAGGCTATTTGAATCTCTTTGATATAAAATTCCTGTTTTACTTTATTCCAAGCAAATGGATGTTCAGTCTGCATTTTAGTTACATGCTTACGGATGAAGTATTTATTTTGTTTGTGCTCATCAATGAATGCCTGAATTTGCCCCTCAAGGAAAGGGTAAGGCACCGTTATAGTATCATCCCTTGCAACTTCAAAAGCTTCAAAAGCATCCATTTCAGAATACGACCGTTGTGTTTTATTCCATTCTTTATAATGATTTTTGTAGGTAGCCTCAGCTACACTCATTGCTTCGGCAAAGTCTAACCTGTGTTCACCACGTTTTTTTAAGTTCACGTAACGTTTTAATGTATTCCAGGATTCATGCAGTGTGATTGTCTGCAGCTGGGGAATCGTAAAACCTTCTTCAGCGTAGCGGGTTGCTGCCTCATGTCTTAAGTCATGGAATCGCAGATCTTCAATATGTAATTGATTACATGCCCGGGTAAAATATGCTGAAACAGTTTTAGAATTTACAGGGACCAACAACTGATCACTGTATCCAAGCTCAAGTACACGTTCACGGACTTCCTTTTCCATTAATTTATTTGTAAGCATGATGGTCTTGGGTTCCATGTGAAAGTATTTATGATTACCTTCAGATCCATCCGGGTGCTTTGCATCTCGAACCAACCATTGAGTGTTATGCCGATCATAATCCGGTAACCGCAAAGAGCAAATTTCATCTTCCCGCCGACCAGAATAGATGGCATACCACATAATTAAATGCATCGGCACTGAACGTTTCTTTCGCATCCATTTTGAATAGAATAGTGTTGTGAGCGCTTGGAGCTCGTCAGAGGTGGGTAGACGATCCCGAAGTTTACTTTTAGTCACGATACGGGCCTTACGCAGGCCTGTTAATGATTTATCAAATTCATCAATAACATGTTCAATATTTTTGCCCCAAACAAATTGAGCATGAACCAGTACCGCTTTAATGTGGCTCAACTCTTTAAGTACAGTTGATGGGGCGACACCTTCAGTCCCTAAAATAGGATTACCTTTACGTCGACCAATTGCAAAATCAGAAAAATCCTGACGGGTTAGGGAATAGATATTTTTCTCGGATAGCTCTACACTAGCGATCCGTTTTAAAGCGCCTGTTTTTGTTCTGGCGAAGCTATCAGCTTCATCTAAATATGCAGTGATGAATTCAGCCAATGTTGCCTGTTTTAATTCTTCAGCAGGATTCAGCATTTTTTCTGGATTTATTTCGATCTCGGCCTCAGTTCTTCTAATCCATTCGTCAGCTAATGATTTTTTACTGAAAGTCTTTGATGCATTGTAAACAGGGTATCCTTCACGCTTAACACGGACTTGTGCACGGTAGCGAGTTGTGCCATCTGCTTGTGTACGTTTTGTGACTGTTCCCAT